TGATCGTTCCCCTGATCATCAGTGGCGGGGCTGATACCAACCTCACTTTGCCTTTCCCATTTCCCTTCTTCTAACCCACTGGAAGGCCCGATCTTTTCCCAATCAACATTGAACACATTACCACCGTGTGCTTCTTGCAATACAGCTATCTTTTCTTCGATTTCGGCTCTTGTCAACCACTCTCTGTGAAAAACATACCTCGCATCCTCAATGCTTTGCGCTTTCGGGTCAACCCAAAAATCATAGAAGTCAATGTTGATCAATTCGTTACCGTCATACGTCACTTCGGGTTGTTCTATGATTTCTGTAACAGTCTGCATGACAGGTTGACCAGCTTCGTCAACGTGTATTCTTCCAAAGGGATCAAGAAGTGGCATTGTGTACCTGTTCTTCCTCTTGACCATTTTTACTTCGTACTTCCAACCAACTCCCATAATGGCAGCAGGATAAATCAAATAGCTGGTCACGAAGTTATATAACTTCAGTTTGAAGTCGTTCGCCTCCAACTGATCGTCAACGAGAAGAGAAGCAATCTTTGCCTTTTGTTCATTCATTTGTAGTTCTTCAAGAGACTGGCCCTTGGCCTTTGGAATAAACTCCACATACGGTCTTTGGGAAGTAAAGGCTTTGACGATCCTGGAACGTAACGTGTCAATCTGCTCGTACACTCTAGGAATGTGTAGGTTTGATCTGCCCCTCTTGGCTTCTCTTTGATACGCTCTGTAAAGTTTATAACACCTTGTGGCAATCTGATCGTACTGTCTGCGGTAGGCATCTGCATTAGTGAATCGGTCTAGCAATTCGCTAAGCACTTCTCCCTTTGTTAGTTCGTGTTCGTTCACTTGTTCTTCGGGAGTTTCTTCGGTGAATAGTGCTTCCATCACTATGTTTTCAATCTGCGAAATAGCATCATGCAAATCCCTCACCTCCCTTTAAGAATCTTTATATGGAAAGACCGTCCCTGTCCACTACGATTGCAAACATCAGCCTGCAAAAAGCGTGTCCCAGATGGTCGTCCTGTTTGTCACCTGCGAGATGGGCAAATATATGTTGCAAAGCATGGTTTAGGTGTTCCTCTGTCGTGATCTTTTTCCAGTTATCTCTACCATACTTCTCCGATCCCTTTTGCAAAATGCCAGCTAGTTGGAACATCGCCAAAGGATCTAGTTGGTCAAAGGCGTAGTCCATTTTAGATTGTTTGCCGCCATACTGGTTAACGTCCATCGGGGCATCTTGACCAACACCTTTGATTTTACGTTCGTTGCCCTCGAAACCAAACGTTATGTAAGTTCCATTACAGTTGGCGCAAGGGTTTTCAACCATTTCGGTACCACAATTAGCACAAAGCAGCTTTTTAACCTCTGCGGGTTGATGCACGCAATTTAACCTCCTTGATTAAAACTCTTACGACTACCCAAGGCCAGAATACAAATCCAGCCATGTCGTCAACGAGAATATCACAAGACAGTTTTCTGCAATCGCCACCGTATTTTTTAATCCGGTCAAAGCAATTATTGTTTATGTGATGAAACGAAACACCTTGCTTGTCGCACCAGTCTACAGCACTATCTAAATGTTTGTCCACTCGGCAAGTCCAAAGAATAATCGTGTGCCTTCTCTTTAGCCACTTTAGAACAGGTATAGCAAGAAACTTCGGCTTGATAATGGTCGGGTACTTTGTCTTGGCTATGGTTTGATCAAAATCCACACCAATGACTAGCTTGGGTCTACCCTTACCGGTGAATACCATATCTCCCTTAATCCCCTCTCCTTATCCCACACAAAGGATTGGCTGGTTGCAATAGCACCCACATAACCAGACGTGTAGTGCCACGAATCAGTAGCGGTTACGCTCGACAAGTTCCTAACCTTTACGCCATGTTCTTCCTTCACTTGCTCGGAGTGTAAATGTCCCAAATGCCACTCCCTGAAAAGCGTCCTGCCCCATGCTTCAGGGGCTTCTATCTGCATGTTGCCAAAGATCCTTTTCCTCTCTTTGTCACCATGTGTGAAACCAATCAGACACTTGCCGAATTCAACGTATTTTCTTGCGTTAGGTCTGGTGTCAACACGCACGTTTTCGTTATGCCTGTACCACGAAGCTAGGTTGAAAACAGCGTACCAAGACACTTGTGTGTCGTGGTTCCCGGGTATCTGGAACACCTGCACAGGTGCAATCTGCGATAAGGCATCTATGGCAGCGATAAGAAGTTCGTTACCCTTCATATACATTTTCTGCCACCGTGAATCGTTGTCCTGTTGTGTCCCTTTTGTTGTGTTACCGTAAATATCATTGAAATTAAAAAAGTCATTCCCAACAGGAAAGACTATTTGCTCGAACTCATAGTTTTGCGCCCGATCTACAATATCGGATATAACATCCATGAATCGCCTTTCAGCAATCTTGGAGTCGTAGTTCTCACCTGTTTCTGGTTCCCAGGCCAGCTTTGATAGGTGCAGGTCAACAATCGGGACTTCTAACATTAATCCGGAACGTACACGCCTTATGGGGGATACCCTGGGAATGTTCCACTCGTGATTCGACACTAACTCGTGAATCTTTTGGAGCTGGTAGTCTTGTTTGCGGTACTGTTCTAACTCTTTGAGCGCATGTTCTACTTCTTTTTGTTGCAGCTTCACAAAGTATTGGTGTTTCTTGCGCTCTAGTGACTCCTCGACCAGTTGGTCAATGTCCCCCTCTAAATCTTCGTCTAGATAAGGAACATCATCCTTTGTTATCCCGAATGCGGTTTTGATTAGAATGAAGTCCTGTCTTGGTATATCTAACTCTCTGCATACCGCATTGATGGTCATTTTTTGTTCACAATACAACTGCTTCAACAAATACAGATCGGCTTTGGTTATTTCGACACGTCTTAATTCTGTCTGGACAATATAATATTCACCATGATCGGAGATAGAAGGCCCTTTTTCTTCTTTCCCCTCTTTTACGCCAGCCAGAACCATGCCATTGGCTTTTCTCCATCTGTACAAGTAGCTTCTTACGGAACCGTGAGAACGCCCTAGTTCTTCGGCTATCTTTACTGAACCCAACCCAGATTTGTATAACTCTATGGCCCTTTGTTGCCACCCAGACAAAAGTCCACCCCCTACGCCCCCCTAAAGTGTTGTCATTTGATAAGGATCCTTTCCATTAAGAATCTTGGTCAACGCCTCTTGCGCTTCTTCAATTAAATCTTCAAGGGCTTCGGCATTACCTCGGTAACCATCGCAAGCTATCAGTACATCACGAACAATCGCAACACGTTTAAGAATTTGCTCCACGGTCACCTCCTGCTTGTAGACCACAGGATCTCTGCGGGATATGAGGATCACCTCCTTTCACCTGCTAATTCGAGTTTCACGATACGGAGCAGTTATGCAGTCCAGCCCGAATTGCATCGCGGTGATCACCTCCTTGTAAAAGCGGGCGGGAGGTTTCTTTACACCTCCACGCCCCATGCGCCCCAAGGTAGCTATTCTTGGCGGCACAAAATTAGTATCCAGTGACAGACGATACAACCGGCTCCAATTCCCTCTCCCTCGCTATCCTTCTCCGCTTCTGCTCTTCCTTGCTGACGGGTCGTGACATAGGGCATAACTGATGAGCCTGTACCGCAATCGCCATTGCCATCACTCTGTCGTCATGGCAACCTTCCTGTGCAGCGGGTTTCCCCTTTGCATTGATTACAAAGGTTGAGCATTCCTCCAACAAACCTTTCCCGGAAATCAACACACTCCCTTCACGAATACCCCTTGCTAAATCATCCAGCATGATAGGACGAGTAGCTTGGTCTGTTCGCCATCCAACTCTATCTGTTGTTTCTATTTCCATTTTGTCGGGCGCAGCGTGACGCTGATAGATCCTGTTATATCCTGTTCGCACAATCGCCTTGTTTGTGCTAATTCCATGGTTATTGATCTCAACCGCCAACCACGCCCGATTAAAATAAATAGCTAACTTAACCAATTCTTCGCCAAATAAGTCCGGATCAATATGACCGTGCCATTCGGCCACCTGTTGTCCCGTATCTCGATTCAATACTTCACCAACAGAATAGTCGCCCTTCTCCAATCCCTCGGCAACGTCACCACCTACAGAATACGTTCCATTGAGTTTCGGATAAGCCCAAACCTCTAAGTAACCATCAGGATTATGAACAAACCGCACCCTCGTACCAGTATTCACCTTTAACTGACCATTTTCTAGTCTGCGATATGTTCCAGGCACTAACTCCAAATTCCCTCGAACGCCTTCGCTAATATACGATTCTGTTGCCAATAAGTGCTTGCGACCAAAGTAAGGACGACCAGACGCTATAAACGCTTCCCTTGGATTCGCAGGATACTCTTGGCGAAATGTATCTATA